GTGGTATATCAAACGGCTTGCTATCTTTATCGCCTAACTTTGTAAAGCTAATATGTATGTGTTTTTTGTGTGGGTTAATTCCTCTGTACTTACGCCATTTCCAATTTAATATCTTTGAACATATCCGCCCGTTATAGATGACGTATGATATACGTGGATCTGATTTGGCAGCGATTCTGATTTGGTCAGCCAGATAAGGTGCGAGGCTATCGGATGACTCCAACCGAGAATTAATATCAAGACCTCTGACACACCCATTTGTGTCTGGATTATGATCCGATTTTCTGGCGGAGTGGCGACTATCGCCCAGCCATCCTTCTGGACTTTTAACACACCTATCCTGAAACCAGGTATCAACCTGATCTCTTAACTGTGTACCAGCTGCGCAAAGCCATGGCTTCATTATGAGAGAAGTAAAACGGCTTCCTCAGCTGTGATACCTAACTTACTTAAAAGATCAGCTTTGGTAGCTGCCTTTTCTTGAGCTTTACTATGTAAGTCGGCTGCTATTGCAGCTATATTAGCTTCATCTGCTGTTTGTTGCGCTATTTCTTCAGCGTTTAATTCACGCTCAGTAACTTCGCCTGTTTCGCAATTAATGATTTGTTTAGTCATTTTATGATACTCCATATAATCTAATAACGGTGTTTGTGTCGTTTGAAATTGTTGCCGATCCTGACAACCTTACTATATCCAATGAAGTCACTGCGCTAGTGCTGCGATAAAACATATTTGCATTAACTTCATTTGAAGTGTTTAATGAAACGTCATAATAAGCAAATTTACAATTGACAGTTTTAAATTTAGTGGTTGATGTGTAGTTATCAATAATTACATAACCGCTTGATGCTTCCTTTTGACCGCCTGTTGCATTTTTACCAAACATAAAAAATTGTATGTTTCCAATAGGTGATAAAGAATCAACGTCTGTTCCAACAGTTATAAAACTAGTGCCTACTGCTGAAGTGCCTCTTCCTTCATAAATTGATGCGGTAGAATCATTATTCAACCGCATAGAAAATTCGCTACCTGAGCCAGAGTGTTTGACTCCATACCAAACTAAAACTAATTGTTTATAACTTCCTAATGAATTAAAAGTAATGCTACTGACTGCGCTAGCGGCTGTTTCAGATATTAAAGTCATACCGCCACCACTAGCAGCCGCCGCCCATTTTAATCCAGTAGCTTCTGCGCTATCAGCTGTGAGGACTGTGTTATTAGCACCTACAGCTAATCTGCTAAATGCATCAGCACCAGTGCCAGCAACTAAATCGCCCTTTGCATCTATTGCTGTAGCCATAGAGTTTGTAATTGTTACTGTGCCTGATGTACCGCCACCGCTAATTCCAGTACCTGCAGTTACACCTTCAATATCACCAGTAGCACCTGATGCTACCCATGCAGCGCCATCGTAATACCACAAAGAATTAGTATCTTTAGTAAATGCAAAGTTACCTTCTGATGGTGATGTAACGGCTGCATCTCTAGCTGCGGTACTCGCAAATACCCAGATACCCTGCATTAAATAACCATCTACGTCTGCGGCTGTTAAAACCTCGCCTGTAGTGAAGTCCTTAAATCCTAATCCTGCTGCCATCTTTACTCCTTAATAACTGAGGACATTATAGTCTAAAGTGCCATAAATCGTATCATTTAGGATAAATGCGTCGATAACGGGCTCTAGTGTTGTAAAAGTAGTGCGCCAACTATTCGGTGTTATATTCATACGTACACCGAAAATCTGCAATGTTTTCTCTAAGGTAGAGCCGCCTGGCTGGGTAGTGATTACCTTTATGGGATCAAAGAAGTCTAGGTCTAAGGCTGCAATTATGCCTGTGTTGTAATTGTTTGTGTATAGGTCAAGCACTATTGAGTCCACTCGGATAGTTGTTTCTGCTCGGCTAGCGACATAAGCCTGGGCGTAATCTAGTGCTACGGCGTCGCTCTGCATAAGTAGGTTGTCTAAGAAGTAGCTGTGTAGGAAGTATTTATCAATGCTTGCTTGATTTAGGGCTACCTGGGCGCTGCCGCCAGATCTTGTAATTGTGGCTTTGTTAAATATAAGCACATCGTTAAGAATCCAACTAGCATCAAAATAATCTATACCTGTGCCATTATCTGCAAAGACTGTAGGTGTGCCGCCAATAGATCCTGCAGTTACGTCTCTATCTTGAAATACAAACGAGCCACTAGCATCTACATAAAGTGCGCCATACTCAGACGTGGCAACAGTAGTTAAAGCTGCTAGGGCTGTGCGGTTAGTGCCAGGATCTGCCTGCATAGTAGTAAGCCCTGCATCTACATCACGCATAGTGGCAGGCCAGTCAATTTCATCTAGTATTTTATTCACACGTGTGCCTGATAATTGTCCTGCAGTAGCATCTGTAACTGTGCTGATCTGTGCTACCTGCGCTAATCTAAATGCATCTACAGCTTGTATAGTAGTGATAGCTACATCTTCACCAGACTCATCGGGGTATGTAGTAACGTAGCTTGTAATAAAACCTTGAAATATAGGATAAGTAACACCACTATATGTAGCACTAATCTGCACCTTCTTCATAGGTGTTAATAAATTGTAATATGGCCCTGTTACATTCTGTGGGTTAAAATCGCCATTCTGATCTACTATGCGTAAGGTAAGTGCGCCTGTTTGAAATTGATCTGATAGTGCAGTACGACCTCGGTTAGTTTCTATGCGATTAACCCGATTAGACACATCTACAATTACAGCTGCGCTATCGCCTAATATGTTTGTATCTAGTATGCCTGTATCTAAAATCATTGTCTGAGCAAAAGCTGGACCAGTACTAAAGTTTATTAAAGCGGTTATTACGGGTAAGGTCATACTAAGAATCCAGCAGGTACTGTTGAGTAACCTGATCTAGTCGCCACCTGTATGCTTTCTGCTATAGCCTGACTTAGCCTGTCGCCACCTGCATCTACAGTTACTCTAATATCCATAGGGCTTTGTGATGATGAGCGTTGTACGCCTCCACCACCTCTGTTAATTTCATTTATCATATCTTGTATTCTTGCGTTAGTTTCTCTTACTTTTTCTATAGCCTCTGGCACTGTGTAATCACTATAAGGCTTAAAAGATCCAGGTGCAGTCATTGTAGAAGAAGTTGTTGACGGCATAGCAACATTGATTTTAGCGATTGCGGCTTGTATACGTGCATTTAATTCTCTAATCATAGATATTGCCATATCTTCGATATAAGTATCTATTTTAGTTGTTAAAGCCTTAACCTTCATTATGCCAAAGTCCTCTAAGCTCATACCTGCAAGTCTGGCTTGCTCTGCCAGTTTCTTAAGTGCCTCGGCTGCTTCTAACTCGGCTAATAACTTCTTAGCCAAAGCCTCGTTATTATCTAGGATTGCTAGCTGTGATCTTAGGCGTAACTTAGTCTCTTCATCGGTTGCGCTGTTTAGAGCTGCGTTTATACCTATGCGCTCTAGGTCAAACTTCTTCTTTAATTCTTCTACGTTCTTATTCTCAATAGCGTTTTTCTTTGTAATTATATTATATTCTTCTTTACGTGCTTTGAGAAGTGCTTGGCTAGTACGCATATCTGGTATGCCTGAATAGCCACCTACGTTTGGCTTAGGCGTAGGATTACTCTTACCTATATCGTAACCAATTAAAGCTAGCGCACCACCAATAATAAGTTTTTTAGATCCAAACGCAAGAAACGCTAAAGCCGCTAATAGTTTTCCAATATCACTGTCTGCAAACTTTTTAACTTCGCCAACTAATAAACCTAATCCTTTAACTGTATCAGCAATAGCAAGGGCAAAACTATTCATAGAATTAGTTGCTTCATCTATTGAGTTGTCTTTAGCCAGAGCGCTTAAAGCATCTATTAAACCTTTACCTATTATCTCTGTGGCATCAGCCGCAGCTACTTTTAGGGTATCCATTTTGCCAGCGTAAGTATCTAATCTGGCTAAAGCCTGACCTGCAAATCTTTTTTCGAGTGCGGCCATGATTTTATTCATGTCACCCGTAGCAATTATGTTGGCATCTATACCAGTGTTTAATCCTTTAATAGCCTTTGTTT